TCTAGGATGAGCACCGAGGCGAGCGGACAAGAGCGCGACCGCGTGGCGCTTCAAGTGATCGAGGCGGGGGCGAACGGTGAGGAGCGAATGCGCGAGGTGATCTTCAAGGTCATCGGCGACGACATTCAAGGCTCGAACGCGGTCGCCGAACATGAGCAAACCGAGCAAGTGTTTCTCTCTCAGGGCGCTATCGAACCGCCCTATCCGCCCGACTTTTTGTGTCGGATCTTCGAGCACTCGAACGCCCTTCGCCAAAACGTCGACGCATACACCGTCAACATTGACGGGTTCGGCTATCGCCTCGAACCGCTGATCGATTTCAACTCCGAGGACGCCGACGAAGAGATCGCTCAAGCGATCTGGATCGCCGCTGGCGCGGAGGGCGAGAAGCCGACACCCGATAGCGTCAAGGCGGAAAAAGAGAAGTGGCGACGCGAGGCGCTCCTCGAACACTCCCGGCTTTTGGAGTTCTTCGACCGATGCGCGATCGACGTTTCATTCGAGACACTCCGCCGACGCACGCGGCAAGATCGGGAGACTCAGGGAAATGGCTACTGGGAGATCCTACGCACGCGCGCCGGGTTGCCCGCTCGCTTCGTTCAGGTTCCCGCTCACACCGTTCGCTTGCTCCCCCTCGATCCCCAAGTCGTCGAGGTGACGGAGCGCGTGAGACGCGGAACGCTCGGGTTCTCGGAGACCAAAGTCAAGCGCCGTTTTCGCCGCTTCGTTCAGATTCTCGACGAGGTCGCCCCCGGCGTTAAGACCGCGGGAGCCGCGCCGATCTACTTCAAACAGTTCGGCGATCCGAGGATGATCTCGAAGACGACCGGAAAGGTCGTCAAGCCCGATCACCAATGGGCGAAGGGCGACGGACCGGCGACGGAGTTGAAGCAATTCGACATCTACTCTCCGAGGACGTCCTACGGTGTCCCGCGCTGGATCGGAGCGCTTCTCTCGGTGCTAGGATCGCGCGCCGCGGAAGAGGTCAATTACTATTACTTCGAGAACAAGAGCGTCCCCCCTCTCGCAATCCTCGTGAGTGGCGGCAAGCTCGCGGAGGAAACGATCCCGAGGCTCGAATCCTTCGTCGAAGAAAACCTCAAGGGCAAGACGAAAAACTTTCACAAGATCATGATCCTCGAAGCGGAGAGCGGGTCGGGCGCCCCCTCGCCGGGTTCGGTGAAGATCGAACTCAAGCCGCTCACCGAGGCGATGATCCAAGACGAGCTTTTCGCCAAGTACGACGAGCGCAACATCGACAAGGTCGGCGAGGCGTTCCGCCTTCCGAGGTTGCTCCGCGGACAGTCAAAGGACTTCAACCGAGCAACGGCACAAGCCGCGCTCCGCTTCGCCGAAGAACAGGTTTTTCAACCCGAGCGAGACGAGTTCGACGGGTGGATCAACCGAGAGCTTTTCACGGCGCTCGACGTCCGGTTCTGGACCTTCAAATCAAACGCACCGATCACGCGCGATCCCGTCCAGATGACCGATATGATCGTGAAGCTCGTCGAGGGCGGCGTGCTCACTCCCGCGGAGGGTAGATGGCTCGCGGGCGACGTGTTCAACAAAGAGTTCCGAGAGATCCGCGACCAGTGGACACAACAACCCTTGAAGATGACTCTCGCGGGGCTCAAGGGTTCTAACGGGTCGCCGAGCGACAAAGCGGAAAAGGGGGAGCCCGCGCCGAGCGACTTCGATCTCTCGCCCCTTGCGGATCTACGCACGGGGACCGAGATCTCGAAGTTGCGCGATCAGGCCGCGAGGATCGAATCCTTGCGGAGTCTTTGCGATCAGCGCCTCGCCGATCTCGACGCGCAACTCGTCGCTCAAGAGTTTGCACAAGACACCGACGAGATGGCGGACAGCATGAGCGAGGGATTCGAAAGCGAGTGATTCGCCGCAATGTGTGAACACTGTTACACCGTAGCGACCGAGCCGGTCGCCGGGTTCTTGACGCTTTGGCCGTTCGAGGAACTCGGCGACGATCTATCTCAGGCGCTCAAGCGCTCGGGGAGCGAAGGGGGCCGCGTTGCCCACGGGTTCGGATTGATCGCTTCGAACGGGGAGACCGTGCGCCTCGACTCCGCCGACATTGACGCCGCAAGGCGCGCGGCGTTTCTGGCGACTGCGCGGGGCCCGGTTGATATCGTCGAAGCGGTAGCGATGGACCGCGAGGATCGCGTCGTGTTCAAGCGGCGCGAGCGCTTACGGGTCGTCAAGTCGGAGGGCGCTCCCTACGTTGGCGCCCGAGTTCATGCCGACGGGAGTATTTACAAGGCGGGCAAGAACCCGCGAAACCCCGAAGAGTTCGAGGCGGAGATCGAGTCGCTCGCAAACGATTTATCTATCACCGATCGCAACTTCGTATTTCCTGCGCTTGTCGGATATGTCGCGGGGTTAGCGCGTAACAACTGGGAGAAGATGACCGCGCGCCAGATCGAACAGGCGTTCGCGAAAGCCGATCGCGCCTTCCTCGCCGCGGTAAAGAGCCGCGCCGCGCGTGCCGCGCCGACGTGGGCAAACAAGGTTTCGCTCTCAGGGATCTCGGTCGGGAAACGCGCGTTCTCCTCGGTCCAAACGGAATGGTTTCCCACGATCGGGACGTCATGGGATCAACCGTACAATGCCGCGATCAAGCGGATCGGGGCGCAGGGGGGATGGTGGCTCCGCGGGGAATCGTTCGCGCGCTCGGAGAGACTCACGGCGCACGGTCGAAAGATTGTCGAGCGAGGGCTCGAACAGGGATTCGGGCGCGACCAGATCGCCGCGGACCTCGAAGCGCAACTCGGATCGATGTGGGGGGATCGCTCTCACAATTACGCGCGAGTGAACGCGGCGGCGGCGTTGGGGCGCGCGCGTTCGTTCGGAGAGGTCAAGTCATACATGGCGGCGGGGATCGAATGGTTGATCATTCGCGCCGTGATCGACGAGAGAACAACCGAGATTTGCGCGTTCCTCGACGGGCAAGTGATCAGCGCTTCTCAATGCAACGAGATCAACGAAGCCGCGGCGAATGTTGAGCGCCCCGAGGACATTAAGACGGTCAACCCGTGGATGAGAGAATGGCGAGATCCCAAGTCGGGGGATCGCATGATAGGGACTCGCAACGGCGCGACATTCGGCAAGGTGATCACGCCGTTCTCGTATTCGCGCGACGCTGGCTTCAAGGGCGGTCAATACCAGTACAGCAAGATGGGGACTCAGTTCGCCGACGACGGCGTCGGGACGCCGCCCTATCACCCGCTTTGCCGTTCATGGACGGAGCCGCGCGGCGACATCGTGCAAGTTCCCCCCGGTTTTCAGTTGGCGGCTCTTGCGGGTCGCATGTCGCGGACCATACCGGCACGAACGGCGCGACCCGTTACAGGTGCGAGAACGCCCGTCGCACCGATCAAGACGCCTACCGCCGCGAACCGCCCCGTTTTGGGAGCACGGTCGGAACTCGATCGCATTGATCCGACCGGGAGACTCCTCGAAATGGACCCCGGCGCCCCGCTCGCGCTGGCGAGGGGAGAGACCGCGGCGTTCACGTCGTTCGGGGCGAATACCGCTCAAAGCGCGTGGGCGACGGTGCGGCGCTGGCAAGTGCTACACGTAGATCCCGACCTCGTTGAGACGCAAGCGGTAGCGGCACAAGCCGACGCGCTTGTCGGTTTTCGTGCGGAGGTTAGGGATCGCGTGATCAATTTATGGACCCGCGCGCTCGGCGCGGTCGCCGGGTTGAAGTCGATCGTTATTTCCGAGATTCGGAGCGGGGGAACCGATCGCGTTTGGCAAGTCTACGATCACAAGCTCAAGCGAAAGAGGTTTTTCAGATTTAACGCCGCGGTGCGACCCGTAAGCGCGACGGCTAACAAGCTCGCGAAGGCGAGCGACAAAGAAGCGCGCGAGATCCTCGAAGGGTTGCGCGCCGATGGATATTTGATCGAGTCGAGTTCGCCCGCTGGCGTATTTGGTTCGATCGCTGGCGACACTGATGAGGCGGGGAAGCCGCTTTGACAGCTTGCCCGCCGCCTCGACAAAGGGATAAAATCGACATGCGGATCACGACGATCCCCAACGGAGGTAAAGACCAATGACAGACGAGAACAAGAACAACACCCCGACGCCCGAGCCCGCACCGGCGCCCGAGCCGACCCCGACGCCCGAGCCCGCACCGGCGCCCGAGCCGACCCCGGCGCCCGAGCCCGCACCGGCGCCGACACCCGCGCCCGCGCCGACCCCGACGCCCGAGCCGACCCCGACCCCGACCCCGACGCCCGAGCCGACGCCCAAGCCGACCCCGGCGCCGACGCCCGCACCGGCGCCCGCACCGAACCCGGGCGAGCCCGAGCCCGAGCCCGCGCCGACACCGGAACCCGAGCCCGCACCGACACCCGCGCCCGACGCTGATTTCAGTTGGCCCGCGGACATGAACGCCCCCGAGGGAGAGCCCGAGAAAGATCCGTTCCACTTCGGGGAAGATCCGAATTTCTAACGCTTGGAGGTCCAAGGTGAGCGATACGCGAGAGGATGGGTTCAGGGCGGCTACAGGCGCCGTGAAAGGTGGGCGCAAGCCCGCAACCGAGCGAGAGATTGAAGCGACCGTCGAGCTTGACGGGGCGGACGCCATCGGCGCGCTTTCGGCTCCGTCGTTGGCCGCGGAGTTCGCCAAAGCGATCGTGGAGTTGGGCGACGACGTTATCGCTCCGTTGCTGGCCGACAAGGACAACGCCGATGCGGTCAACGTGTTGGAGACCCTGCCTTCCATAGCGAAAAACCTCTCCGAAGAGTTCGCGCGCTTAGAAGACGAGAAAGGGGAGGGGGCGCCGTCCGTCACCGGCTCACCGCTCGAATTGGGCGCGGCTCTCCTCTCCGCTTCGATGGGCATTCGGAAATCGTTCGGCGACATGCCCGACGAGTTCCGCTTCGCGGTCGACGCGGGGATCGACGGGCTTCGAGCCTTCGCCGATCTTCCCGAGGTGCTTACGGGTCGCGACGAGGCGGTCGAGTTCTACAAGCGTGCGGGGAGTCTCCCGGCTCCCGTCCGCTCACCGGGGGCGGAGATCCCGATTCTCCGCTCGTTGCTCGCAAGAGTTCCGAATCACGAGACCTATATCGAACCCTACGCGGGAGCGGCTCCGCTCTTTTGGGCGAAAGCCCGAGCCAAGCGGGAGATCCTCGCGGACAGGGATCGCGGTGTTGTCGCGTTCTACAAGTTTCTACAGGCGGCAAGCAACGAGGATCTCGCGTGGTTCAGATCGCAGAAATGGAGCCTCGATCCCGAGCACTTCGAGAAGCTCAAGGGACAGTCGCCGCGCTCGTTGCGCGGTCGCGCGTATCGCTTCAAGTATCTCAACCTTTTTTCAATACAGGGGCGAGGGGCTCGCGTTGACCACTCCGATCGCACCGCAAAACAAACCGGCGAGATCTTCCTCAAGAACCTCGAAGGATACCGCGCGCGATTGGAAGGGGTAGAGATTCTCGACGCGGACGGGTTAGAGGTTGCGCGCAAGTACGACGGCGAGGGGGTTTTCATGTACCTCGATCCGCCGCTCTCAGGGGCGCGCATGGCGGAGGAAGAGACGGAGGCGCCCGAGTGGTCCGACGACGACGTGAGCAAGCTCTCGGAGGGGCTCTCGGCGCTCAAGGGGCGCGTTCTGGTCTCCACCCTTGACAAGATAGATCCCGGCGAGGGGTGGCGCCGTTACAACTTCGCGAGGGCTCTCAAAGGCGCCCCCCTTGGCAAGCGGCGATCGCTGATCTGGAACTATGACAAGGGGGAAGAGCCGACCCGTAAGAGCGCCGACGGCGTCGTCGCTTGCGAGTTCTGCGACGGGCTCGCCGATCTCGCGCTGGCGTGGAACGGTGGGATCGTTGGGGCGTGTTCCGATCACGAGGATCAAGCGCGCGATCTCATCGAGGAAGTTCACAAAGCGGATATCGTCGAGCAGTTCGAGTGCGGGATCGCGAAGCGCGAGGAAGTTTCGAAGCTCGGAGTCGACGAGATCAACCCGAGGGCGCTCGCGGCGGTAGACGATCGCGAGTTGCTATCGATCAACCGGCGCCTTCACCAAATTTACGGGGGCAACTTCGAGGGAAACAACCGCGTCACCGCTGGCGATCTCAATCGCGAGGCGGTCGTCAACGCTTACATTTTCGTCGCCGCCGAGATGGAAGATCGCGACATGAAGCCGAAGCAAACGGCGCTCGCTATAGAGGCGGAGCAACTTCGCGCGACCCGTAACAGCAAAACGGAAAAGCGCGAACTCGCCGTCGTCAATCCAGGCGGTGAAGGCACCGGAGAGTTGATCAAGCTCGACGACGTTCTTCCGTTGTTCTCTTCCTTCAAGGTGAGGATGCCGTTCCTTTGGCTCGTCGGATCGTTGGCGAATCATGGAAAGACCCGCGGCGATATCGACCTCTTGGTGAAGGGTCCGCTTTCCCCCGAGTTGCTTCAAGTGATCAAGTTCAGGCTCGCCCGCATGTTACCGCCCGAATTGAGCAAGCGCCTCTCCGTTATCGACGACGATCTCGGAGGGCCCTTCACCGATCACGTCGAACTCGCGGATCTCGTTGTCGAGGTTCGTCCCGAGTTTGCGACCAAGGAAATGAGACTTCAAAAGGCGGACGATCCTCTCCTCGATTGGCCGAAGGAAGAGGGACCGCTCGCGGCGGTGTTTCAGTATCACTTTCGCGGGAAGTCGCTACACGTCGATCTTAGAATGAAGGTCGCGCCCGACTTCCTCGTCGGGTGGACGTTGTCAACCCAGCGCCCCGGCGTCGTTCCCGTCGTCGACACGGTCGAAGAGGCGAAGCGGATCGGCGACGGATTCTCGCCGGACGGTGATCGGTATGGGAAGCCGTTCCGCTCCCCCGCTCGCGTCGCCGCGTTCCAGAAAATGCGACAACCGATCGAGTGGCTCGAAATCAGCGGGCGCAAGTTCGAACCCGGTGAGGTGGGTGCGTCGCCGAACGAGGTCGGCGTGATCGTTGCCGTTGATCGCCCGTCCGTCGAGTGGGGCATTCAAAAGCCGTTCTTCCACGAATATTTTTTCACCGGCAAGGACTCGACCGTTCAAGGGATCATGGCGTTCCGACAACTCACCGGGACGTCGAAGGCGATCAAGCTCGAAGGGGAGGGGGGCGACCCGTATGAGCAGGGGAGGCGGACCCCCGAGGGCGAAACTTTCTGGACCGGGATGATCACCAAGTCGACGCTTCCTTCCGTGCTCAAGCCGCGGGCGGTGAGAGAGGGCACGATGCCACCGAACGGGAAGAGCGCGCTTCCCCGCTCGCTCGAAGTGGTGACGCCGAAACAGTTCCGTTACTGGGAGGCGACCGGCAAGGAAGCCCAAGATATCAGGGATGCTCTCGTTAAAGAGAGGTTCTTCACCGACGAGAACGTGAGGATCGTTGACGGTCAATTCCGTCGAGTGATCGCGAAGCGTTTCCTCTACACCGGCGACGGTTCAGACTACACGCCGACGAAGGCGCTCGGCTCCGCGCGCTTCGCGCTTTCGTGGCAACGGTGGAAGGGTCAACGCGTCGTAAGGGGCGGACCCTCGCGCCAGATCTGGATTCTTTCGATCAAGGGGCTTCCCGGTTGGGAACTCCAACGCGATCCGCTCGCGGAGAAAGATCCGATCACGGCGGTCAAGCGTTCGGACTCGAACGAGGCGCTCTTCTCTCTCGAAGGTGACGTCGAGCCGGGGCGCGCCTATGGCGGTGAGGTTCTCAACGACACGAAGGCGACGCCGTCGGAGATCTCGATCGTCGACGAGGGGACCGTCGAGTTCGTCGAGATGGGACCGGGCGTCGTGCGCGCTCGGTTCAACGGTAAGAAGCTCCGCGGTCTCTACACGCTCGCCGCCGAAGAGAAAGGATCGTCGATCTGGACCTTCGCCCCCGGCGACGACATGGAGAAGAGCGACGACGGCGATCCCTGGGATTCCGACGACGTCCACCTCTACGACGCCGACGTAATAGAGGGGGAAGCCCCGAGGAGCGAGAGCGCGAAGGTCGAGACGCCCGAGCGCAAGGTCAAGGACGGTAGAGAGATCCGCGCGATCGTATACGAACGACATCCCGTCAAGGACTCGCCGGGGGTTTACAACTTCCTTTGCGCCATCGGGCCTGTAAACCCCGACCAGTGGAAGGCGACCGTCGAGGTCGACGGGAAAACCTACGCACCGATCGGGAGCACGTCCAACAGTGACGCGGACGCGAAGGTCGGCGACGTGATCCAAGTCGAGGCGACCGAGATACTTGTTGACGCCTCGGGTGACAAGCATTCCGTTCATTGGTTCACGCCGAATGTGATCGGGGTTGTTACGGGTCGCCCCATGAAGGCGGAGGAAGTCGTCGCGCTGGCGAAGCCCGAGGAGATCAAGAAAGTTCTCGACGGGCTCTTCGAGGTCGAGCGAGAGGTTCCGATTATCAAGGCCGCGGGAGAGAAGCGGATCGTTTATGGGATCGTGTTGGTTCCCGAGGAAGTAGACGCACAAGGCGATATCTACTCGGAGGAAGCGATCGCGGAGGCGGCTCACGGCTACATGGAACGATTCGCGAACATGGGAATCATGCATCGTGAACTCGCCAACGGTAAGATCAAGATCCTCGAATCGTTCCTTGCGCCCGTCGACATGACGATCGGCGGTCAAAAGGTCAAGCGCGGAACGTGGCTCCTCGTTGTGCGCGTGATCGATGACAAGCTATGGTCGGACGTCAAGACCGGGAAATGGACCGGATTTTCGATCGGCGGTAGCGCTCGAAGGGTTCCCGTTTCGACTTCCGCTTGACAGCGGGTTAGTTGACGCGAGAAAATCCTGTAATTGACAGCGGCAATTTAAGCCGGTTAGGATCGAGACACGGATCGCGCAACTTCGTAGGGGGAACACGAAAGCGCGACAGGAGACAACGAACCATGCGAAGCCCGCGTTCCCCAATCCCTCGCCCTTACGGGTCGGTCTTGTCGGATACGCTCGCAACGCGCAACGGTTGAGACCATGAACGACCTCTTCGCTCGAATTGAGCAACTCTCAAAGCAGGTTCACAGACTGCTCGACATGGAGGTCAAGGAAGTCTCGCTCGTCGACCGCGCCGCCAATCGGCGGCGCTTTCTGCTCATCAAACGGGAGGAAGGCATGGAGACCCCGATCGGCGACGAAGTGATCGAGAACGAGAACGGCGAACTCACGACCGAGCCCGAGAGCGTCCCCGAGGACGTCGACAAGGCGATGGGCCCGATCCCGAAGGGGGTCAAGGACTCCGTTCTCAAGGTCGCGACGGAGGCTCTCTCGAAGCTCATGGGCGTCGTCAACAAGATCAAGGACGCGCCGACCACCGACGAGCAGATCGACCAGCCGATCCCCGCTGAACTCATGAAAGAGTGCGAGGCGATCGGCAAGCTGATCATGACGATCGGCGAGAAGTATCCGTCGCCGACCTCGGGACGCGCCGCCGATACCGCGAAGGCGGAGGGCGCCGAGCCCGAGTCGACCGAGCCCGAGACCCCCGCCGACCCGCAAGCGCCGCAAGCCGCCGACACCGAGAAAGCCGTCGGCGCCGAGAACAAGGTTTGCGTTTGCGCGAAGTGCGGATACGAAGAGGTCGGCAAGGCGGGCGAAATGTGTACCGAAAAGGTATGCCCCAAGTGCGGCGCGAAAATGGCCCGAAAGGGCGTCGAGCAGGAACGCGAGGACGCCGAGATGCGTAAGGCGCTCGACGAGGTGAACGCAGTTGCGGACGAACTCCGCAAGGCGCTCGCCGCGTTCAGCAAGCCCGCGCCCACCCCGACGCCGACCGCGGCGCCAGCGGTCCCCGCCGAAGTCACGACAGCGATCGAGAATGTCTCGAAAGCGGTCGCGGCGATCCCGGTGCTCTCTCAGCAAATCGCCGGTCTCTCGAAGACGGTCGGCGAACAGAACCAAAAAATCCGCGCGCTCGAATCCTCGGAGCCGATGCCGAACTCGATTCAACCCGAGGGCGTTCAGAAGTCGAGAGGGGAAGAGCGGGCCGATTGGGGCGACGGTTGCGATCTGAACGCGGTCGAAGAGCCCGACGACGATCTCCGCTTCGAATAGGCGGCGAGGACTAGGTTAAGAGTCGGTGAAACACAAGAGCGAAACTTTCAAAACGGAGGAAATGAAAATGGACGACAACCGCTCGATCATCGAGAAAGCGGATCTCGCCGTTGCCGATCTCACCTCGGGCGGCGGTCTGCTCCAACCTGCTCAAGCCGCCAAGTTCATGCGACTGCTCGTCAAGCAGTCGACGGTCATGAACATGGCAACGGTCGTGCCGATGCGCTCGCCGAAGCAACTGATCGAGAAGATCAGGTTCGGATCGCGCGTGCTCCGCGCGGGCACCGAGGCGGTAGCGCTCCCGGTGGGCGACAGGGTCAAGCCCGATCTCACCAAGACGGAACTCGACGCCAAGCTGTTCAAGGCGGAGGCCAGGATCAGCTACGAGGCGTTGGAGGATTCCATCGAGCGCGGGGCCCTCAAGAACACGATCATGCAACTGCTCGGCGAGGCGATCGCGCGGGACATGGACGAGGTCATCATCAACGGTGACACCGGCTCCGCCGACCCGTTCCTCGCGCAACTCGACGGGCTCCTCAAGCAGACGACCTCCAACGTCGTCGACGGCGGCACCGTGCCGCTCAACAAGGGCGTGCTCCGCGACATGCTCAAGGCGATGCCGTCGGAGTGGCTCCGCAACAAAAAGATCATGCGGTACATAACGTCGGTCGACGCGCTGATCGACTACCGCGACACGCTCGCGGGCCGCGCGACCGGCGCCGGGGACAAGTTCCTCGAAACCGACGCCCCGGTGCTCTACTCGGGCGTGCCGCTCGTCGACGCGCCGCTCTTCCCCGAGAACCTCGGGATCGGGACCAACGAGACCAACGTTCTTCTCTCCGACCCGAAGAACATCCAGGTCGGGATCTGGCGCAAGATCAGGATCGAGACTCAGCAGGACGCCCCCGCGGGCGTGCTGATCATCGTCGCGACCCTGCGCTTCGACGTCAAGTGGGCGGAAGAGACCGCCGCGGCGAAGGCGATCAAGGTCACCGTCGCCTAGCGGCGTGATCGGGGTCTAGGAACATGAACCGAGCCCGCCCCTCTCCTCGATAGGGAGGGGCGGCGGAACGCTACGAAAAGCGAGGTAGGAACATGGCATTCGGAGCAATCACTTCTCAGATCAAGTCGGGGGGGCAACCCTCGGCGCCTCTCCGCGCGGATCGGATCGTGCTCGTCGGCGACGACGACTACAAGACGGGCGGCACCGCGGACACGACCGCCGCTCTCAACGCCGCGATGACGCCGACGCTCACGCGGACCGTGATCGACGTGATCGGGCAGGATGAGACCGGGCAATACAAACTCCAGTTCGACGGAGCGAACGACAAGCTCAAGATCATCGACATGAACACGTCGCCGCCCGCGGAGGTCTCTCCCGGCGACAAGTCGGGCATCACCTTCGTCGCGACCGTGTTCTCGAAGTAGCACGTCGGACAACCGGATAAACGGCGCGGGGTGATTTCGGTCGCCTCGCGCCTTTGCGCCCGCACCGTGCGGGCAAGGTAAAGAGAGAGGGAGAGAAACCGATGGCAACTTCGAAAATGTTGGTCAGGCTCAAGCCCTTCGCGCCAAGCGCGGGCACGTTCTCAGGCGCTACGTTTTCCGCGGCGTCCGCTTCGAGTCGGGTCGCTGGTACGAGGTCGATCTCTCGACCGCCGACTACTTGCGCGATTGCCGACAGGAACACAACGATGCCGACTCGCCCCTCGCCTTCGACGTTTGCACGACGGCGGAAGCGAAGGATCTCGTTCGACGCGAGAGGATCGCGGAAGAGGAGAGACGTCGGCGGAGCGCCGGTCTCACGATCCACCGAGCCCGCGGCGACGCGGCGGCTCGCGAGGTGAACCTCGACGACATGAGCGACGATCTGAACGACGAGGCGCCCGACACCGAGGAGCCCGAGAGCGGGGGAGCACTCACCTCGACGGACGTGAGCGGGGGAACGACCCGTAAGCGCACCGAGGCGAAGCCCAAGTCGTCGAAGGCGTCGAAGAGCAAGTCGAAGCGTTCGCGCAAGTAGGCGGGCCGATGTCCCGCTACCCGACGATCGCAGATCTGCGCGACCTCGCCGGGGGCGCGTTCACCACGATCGAACCGATCACCGTTCCGGTGGAGGCTCCGTGGGATCGTGTTCTCGGCGGGGCCTTGCACTTGTTAGGCGGCTGCGAGATCAAAGTTCGCGACGACGCGCTTTCGGACGCTCTCGAAGCCGACAGCGATCCGACCTCTACCTCTCCCGATACCTTTCTCGTTCCCGCGTTCGTGGTTGATCGTGACTACCCTCGCGCCTCGATCCTCGTTCCTCTCCGACTACTCGACGCAAAGCTCAACCCGTGCGAGGCGGGCGCGGGTCCGAGGTCGAAGGGAGATCCGACCCGTTGCGACCACAAGGTCTTCGAGGATCATTGCGCCGGGTGCTTTTTCAAGCGCTGGCGTGAGCGCGCGATCGAGGAAGGGATGATCGAGTCATGAGCGAGCGAGACTTACGAGGACCGCGTCCAGGGGCCGATACGGGTCGGCGGGTGTCCCGACAAGGGGAAGGGGCGGAGGCGGCGACAGCGGCGAGCGTGGGCCCTCTCAGGGCGCCCCCGGTGGCGCGGGCCGAAGACGTTGATCTCTCGAAGGCGAAGCCGGGGCACAAGCGATGCAATGGAACCGGGATCGTAGGCTACAAGACGATCAACACGGTCGAGGGTGAGGTGAAGATCCCGATCATTTGTCGGTGTGTCACTCGGCGCGGCGGCGTCAAGACGCCAGGGGGAGAGAAGCTCAAGGCGGCGCTTGCGAAAGAGAACGCGGACAAGGCGAACGAGCGAATCAATCAAATGACCGGCGAGGAGATCGAGGCGTGAGCGATTGGGAAGGCAAGAGCTATTTTCTCAACGAGGAGATCGACTCGCTCGGGGCGAAACCCTTTCTCGCCTCGGGGGAGATCATTCGCCACAAGGCGGGCGCTCATATCCTGCGCTGTCCCGCCTGTAATGCCGTTCAATTCGTCGCGAACGAACTACAAGGTGAAGCCAGCGCTCCCACATTTGCGAAGCCGTTACGGTGCGCGTGTGTGCGTTGCGCGTGTGAATTCAGGATCAGATCAGGGAAAGCGATCGAAGTAGGCGCGGACGCCCGCGAGTGTTAAGATCGCCATTGAGGTAAAGCCCGAAGGTAAAGAAACATGAGCGACACAAAAGGTGCGCGGGGTCCGCGCGTGAGAACAACAAGGGATCTAGCCGTTGCAGGGTTTCTCTACATGGAAGGTTTGCCACTCAGGAAAGCGGACCGCCGCGGTCGCGAGTTCGAGTTCCAGTTCGACGATCCCCCGAGTGAGGAAAACCCCGACGGGCGATGGGATCAGCTTCACCTCGCCTTTGCGAATTCCCTTTGTTCTCGCTACGACAGCGCGGTTCGCACGCTCAAAAAAATGGTGAACCGAGAGGGCGCAAAGAGGGGCGACTAACCCTCACAAAAAAACGGAGGATCGAAAATGGCACTCAGCACAATCGGCGACAACTATTTCGCGGGCGGTCGGAACATCGTCCCCGACCCCGACGCAAACAAGGAACTCGCGGATCTGATCAACGAGATGATCGCTCAGATCAACGCGAACGAGAGCGCCGTCGGTTCCGTGGGGACCGACGACGTGAGCAACGACTCGGGCGTCGCTGGCGCGACGGCAACCGCGGCTCTCGATCAACTGGCGACGGATATCGGCGCGCTCGGTTCCGACGACATCGCCAACGATTCGGGCGTGACGGGGGCGACGGCGTCCGCCGCCCTCGACACCCTCGACGCTCGCGCCGGGACGATCGTCGACGACGAGAGCCTCGCGGTCGCCGCGACCGTGACCGAGCACCGCTTCACGGCGACGGCGGACGGCGTGATCGAGCGCTTCGGAGCCAAGGCGGAGACCGCGGCGGCGGCGGGCGAGTCGTGCGCCGTCGACGTCCAGATCAACGGCACGACAGCGCTCACGGCGCCGGTCACGCTCGACGACACCGCGGGAACCAACTACACCGCGGGGACGGTCGACGCCGCGGCGAACACGTTCACCGCGGGCGACGTGATCACCGTGGTCAAGACCTACACCGCGGGCGGCACGCCGACGCCGATGACGGATATCAGCGCGCCGATCCAAGCGCGGTTGACCTAGTAGCTGCGCCGGTGGGAACGGGGGCGACTCCCCGCTAACCGGGTGAACGAACGGGATGGATCTACGAAATGCAGTCACGCCCGAGAGACTTCGATATCTGCGACCGCTTCCGCTCGCAATCGAGTTCACGTTCGCGGAAGTCTCGGGCGGTCCGCTCAAGATCGGGACCGTTCCGTTCGGTCATACCGTGCGCGAAACCGTCGTTCAGATCCTCGAAGTTTTCGACGGGGGTCTCGGTATCACCGTCGGAGATTCCGCCGCGCAAGCTAGGTTCCAGGCGATCACGGACAACAAGCCGACGCACGTCAACCACTACAACGTCAACAACGTGTTCGACGGCTACACAAGCGACACTGAAATTTTTGTTTATTTTCCGGTTGGAAATCCGACCACGGGACGCGCTAAAATAACCGTGTTCCTCGACTGAACGAAAAGAGAGGAGAAAGCTCTATGGCATGGTACGAGAAACTTCGCGGGATCATCGGTAACCTGTTCCAGTTCGACGGGCAGGACGGGCCGCAACTCAAGAACAACTCGGGCGTGATCGAGGCGCGGGACAACACCGACGCGGCGATGGCGCTCATGAGGGGCGCGGGAATCCCCGCGAGCGGTTCGACGCTCGACGATCTCCCCGATCTGCTCGACCTCCGCGGTCGCGTGGTCGACGTCGAGTTCTCGTTCGACGGCGCGAGCCCCCCCTCCGCGGGCGCCAACACCGACAAGTTCGGTTTCTGTCACACGTCGGGCGGGAGCTACACGGCGGGTGATATCGTCTACGACACGGGCGCCGCGCTGGTCGTCATGCCGTCCAACGTGGCGACGCACCTCACGAGCCGCGCCGCGGTGAGCGGGACGATCTCGCTCATCGCAAACGGTCTCTATGCGAGGCAGGGCGCGACGTGGACTCTCAAGGGAGACGGGACGCCGACGCAACTCGGTCACGAGTTGGCGATCGCGGTCGACTACGACTTCAACGATTCGAGCGTTTCGAGCACGACCGAGATCCCCGACGGTGCGATCGTGACCCGCGTCACGAACTCGGTGCAAACCGCGTTCAACGACAACTCGGCGACGGTTCAAGTCGACGTCGACGGCGGCTCCGACGAGACCGTGATGGCGACGACCGACTCGAAGCTCAAGGCCGCGAACGAGTACAGCGTTCCGCAGCACACCCCGATCACCTCGTCGACGACCGGGCCGGTCACGCTCACCGTCACGCCGGGGACGTCGACCACGGGCGCCGGTCAAGTGATCGTTCACTACGTAACCCCGCTGGCGTAGTAGTGGCGAGGGCGTGTCGCGATGGGAGAAGTTAGCCGGAACCGTTGCCTCGTGGTTCGGGCTCGGTGGCGAGGAAGAGGTCGCCGTCGGCAAGGACGCAAGCGGTAACCTCGTCTTCAAGGATCAGGTTGTAAGCGGCACGCCAACACTTTCGGAACTCGTCGCGGCGTCCGAGGGTGACGATCAAGTCAAGGAAAAGGTCGAGGACGGCGACACCTTCCGCGTCAAGGAAGATCACCAACACATAGTAAACGACACCTTCACCACGGAGGGATCAGGCGTCTACATCGTCGAGGGAACAAGCGTTATTTTCGGCGGGAGCGACCCGCAAGCGTTCGACGCGTTCGACGGTGCGGGCGGGACGGTGGTCGGGGCGTCATGGGTTGACGTGCCCTTGACCAATGTCGCTACACCGGGCGACGTGTTCCAGCATTCGACGCCCGAACCCTCCGTGGTCGTTTTGGTCGCCGGTCGTTACTTGGTGAGCGCGCGTTGTGGAACGACAATCACGTCGGGAACGAGTCGCACGGATAGCAGGATGCGGATCGCTATCGACACCGGGAGCGGCTTCGCGGAATTGTCGGGTTCGAGGGCGGCGATGTATAATAGGACTCTGAACCTCGGAGAAGACTCCGCCAGCGTGACGCGGATCTTGTCCCTCGCCGCGGGCGACAGGTTGAAGGTTCAGGCGCAACTCGCCAACGGCGGATCGAGCCTCGCGCTCCTCGCCAATGCGTCGGGGTTGACGCTGCAAAGGCTAGGGTAAATGGGAAAGCATAGACTCGAACATCAATCGACGCCGACCTCGAATCCGCCCGCGGGATATTCCGAGCTTTACTTCAAGAGCGACGGCAACCTCTACGCGCTCGACGAGAGCGGGAACGAGATCCAGTTCGCTTCGAGCGGCACGCTTCCCGCTCACGCGTCGACGCACGAGAACGGGGGAGCCGACGAGATCAGCGTCGCGGGGTTGAGCGGCACACTTGCCGACCCGCAAGCGCCAACGTCGCACGCTTCGTCTCACCAAAATGGCGGGGGCGACGAGATCAGCGTCGCGGGTCTTTCTGGCGTACTCGCCGACGAGCAAGACGCGGGGTCTCTCAAGGGGAGCGACCTCACGTTCTCGTCGCTTCGTATGGGGTGCAAGATCTATTACGACGAGACCGCGGGCGAGTGGAAGAACGAGCCGCTCCCCTTGGTCCCTTACGGCAAGGTGCTCGGCGAAGATTGGGCGCCTTCGTGGTCCGAGCTTTACGCGTTCGGGCACGCGGTATTTTTTAACACGGCGATCAGCGTGACGAGCCACGTCGGGAACGGGAGTGTGTCCTATCTCAACGGGATCAGCGCGACGGCGGGTGATTCCTACACGGTCACCGACAGCGGCACGCTCACCGCGGGCTCTCTCGCGGTAGGGGCTGGCGCGATCGTCTACTGGACGGGGAGCGCTTGGGCGTTCGTGGTTCCTCACGACGGGAGCGGCTACGTGCGCGCGGGGGTACGCGTTCAACTCTCAACAACGACCGCATTGATCGCACCGTACACGGACGGCACCGACGACGGGAAGATCTTCGCCTTCGACGGCACCGACAACACCGGCAACGAGACGACCGCGGATCTCACCTTCACGCTTCCCGCGGCGAGCGGGCTCCCTAACGATGGAATGTTCCGCGGGCCGATCTACGTCGGCAACTTCTCGGGCGATAACGAGTTGACCGTCGACATCGCGAGTAGTGGCGCGTTCAGCGACGGGCTCGTCTCGGTCCTCTTGTCGCACGATTCCGAGAGCATAATGCTCGGTGCCGTGAACGGAGGTCTCGCGACAACGTGGATGAGGATCTCAACGGTCCACCACCATTTGCAGGTTCGGCGCGCGGCGACGTGGGCGTCGAGCAACTTCGGGACGCCGACCCCGGTCCCGTTCGACACCGAGGATCACGGCGGGAACCCCGACGTTAGCTACTGGGATAATCCTACGAATCCGACCAGACTCTATGCGGCTTTCAAGGGCGAATACCACGTTAGCGGATTTGCAAATATCGACAGCACAGGCGGGTTCACTTGGACATGCGAGGCGTGGGTTCGCAAGAACGGAACGACCGAGGTCACCGGGACGCGGCTCCGAACGGGGAACTACGGCAACGAGGATCAGGCGATAACTCTTCCCCCCGTGATCCTTGACCTCGACGTCGGAGATTATATCGAATGGATTTTCGATCACTCGGCGCTCTCGGGGAACCTCAATTCCGCGATGCTAGGCATGGAGAAGAATTACTAATGTCCTATCTCTACGAATTTGGAGGTCTCGACGCTGTTCCGAATCAGGGCTATGTGGAGGTCGAGACCGAGCGAGCGGGCTTTCCGGCGATCGAGAATATCTCGTTTCACCCGTCGGAGAGGTGGCTCAAGATTTGGTTTGCGACCGAGCTTTCCGAGGCGCTCCAAACCTCGCTCGAAGGTATCGTCGCGACCGCCCAAACAAAGGGCCCGAGGTTCAAGCGGACGTCGGGATATTCCTATCAAGAGCTTTACGCCAATAGCAACGGATGGACGGAACACCGGGTTTGTGTCCAGTTCGGTTTTCGCTTCGCGGAGATTCCGAAGGTCGCGATCTCTAATTCCGAAATGAGCAACGCGACCGACATTCAAGTGATCGACGTTCGCGAAGACCATTTCATGATCAGCATGAGAGCAAAAGGACGGAGCGGGATCTCCGTCGGTTTCAACTGGGAGGCATGGGGATGATCAGCGGACTATCACCTAACGCGCTTTACACCGACAGCTTGCCTTGTCACGACTTCCGCGATCCCGAGACATGGCAAGCCAAGCCCTCGGAGGGGTGGACAACTGGCGACTTGGCGGTCGAGAGTGTCGCAACAAGCGCGGGCGCCCCGGTGCGCGTGCGGGTCGTCGCGGCTGGCGTGGAGACCGGGATGCATGTCACGTTCAGCGACGTGGGCGGCACGACCTCTCTCAACGGCAAGACCTTTACCGCGACTAAGGTCGGCGACGATCTCTTCGATCTCGACGACACCGACGGCGCCGACTTCGAGCCGTTCACCTCGGGGGGGAACGTGGCTTACAACAACTTCGATTCGGCGTTCATGGTCGCGCCAGCGGAGAACCCCGATCAGGGATGGGGACAGGCGATCCTTATCTCGTCGGTGTGGCTCAAGATGTCGCAAAACGCGCGAATGCACTCGCCGTTGCTGATCATCTACAAGGCAAAGGACGGCACGACGATCAAAGAAACGGTTTACAAGAACCTCGACGACTTCCTCGACAGGTTCACGAGTCTCGTGAAGATCTCGGTCGACCGTTACGAGAACACGATCGAGTGGTACGAGTATCTTTTCCCCCAACCGCTCACGCTACGAACGGCGGTCGCCCCCCCTGGGGCGCCGATGCCATACTTCTACAGCGTAACGATCAAGATCTCGGACGATCAGCCGTACAAGACCGAGGACGGCGGAGAGATCGAGTATTGTCGAGTCAGGTATCCCGACGTTCAAGTTCACCTCGACCAAGAATACAGCGGGGAATAATGAGCACGCGCCGCCGAATTCTCGTTTGCCTCACCGCGACCCGCAAGTGGTATGGGAAGCTGATCCGGTGGGCGACGCGCTCCCGCGTGAACCACTCGCTCGTCAAGCACGATGATCCGTTTTGGGGAGCGTGGCGCGCTACCGAGATCGACGAGCGGGGACCGCGGGACATAGACGCTCGATACCTCGCGCGCTTCGACTACATCGAGCACTGGGAGAGCGACCTCGATCTCGGCATAGGCATGAGGGCGATGGGGAGATTCGTCGGAATGGCGCGTTACGATTGGCGAGGGTTGCTCGTCGGCTTACTCCGTGCCGTGCTCTTACGGGTCGGCGGCTGGGAAGTCGACAAGGCAATTCACTCGCACGGTCGCCTGTTCTGCTCGGAGTTCGTCGCGGAGGTGCTCAAGCGCTCGAAGGTTCCAGGCACCGAGGAATGGATTCCCGCGAACGTGTCGCCGGGAGATCTTCGACGGTTCATGAAAGCGAGCCCGCACTTCCACCAAGTCGACGAGCCGACGGAGGAATGAGATGAGCCGCGAGATCATAGTCGGTCAAACGATTTATGATCAGTTCCCCGCGTGGGAGTTGAACGGCTTCGATAAGAAGAGCGGGCTCGCGGGTTCGTTCATCGTTTCGATCTGGCGCGACGGCGCGCTTCAAGCGGTCCCGGTCACGATCACGGAGATCGGATCGAGCGGAGAATACCGGACCGCATTTCAACCGAACGCCCCTGGATTTTGGTTTCTCGAAGTCAAGATCCCGTATAACCGCGACGTTTGGAAGGGCGAGTATGCGAGCGTTGGGGATCTCAAGTTCGGTTGTTCGATGGGCGAGGACGGCGCGATCTTCGCGGCGAATATCTGGCTCAACCTCGACGGGCAACGCTTGATCGACGTCGACACCATGAGCGCTAAGATTAAGGACGGGGGCGGCTTCGAGATCGCCGATCTCGGAACAAGCTCGACGCCTTCGAGCGACGGGGTCTTCGAGTTCTCTTGCGGGTCGGGTGTTCTGGATCGACACGTTCCATATCTGATCGAGGCGACGGCGACGCGCGACGGTGCGACGTTCCATGCTAACCTTGGCTTCACGAGGGTTTGATATGGCGATCCTCTCCAACGAGTTCAACCTTGTGGGGCTTCACCTCGCGATCTATGGAACAACCACGTTGAGACCGGCGATCGACTCCGCGGTCGACCTCAAGCCCGACGTGGGGAAGACTCAGAATCTAACGCCCGAGATTGGCGCCGTTGTCGCCCCGGTGACCCCCGTCGCGGATCTCAAGCCGCGCATTACCAGTGCGCGCGATCTTGCGCCCGAAGTAGATACAGCGGAGAATTTGAAACCGGAGATCACAACCGTAACCGAGGACTAGCGACATGGCGACGATCAAAATCCGATGGCACGTTGACGAGCTTGCGAACGTCATGAGCAACTTCGACGTGCAAAAGGTTTACCGCTCGACGACCGGGCCCGAGGGACCGTGGACGGAGATCACGACGGTTGCGACCCGTGTCCCGCTCGTTGTTGGCGTCGAAAATTATTTCTACGACGACGGCGCGGGCGATCCGTCCTACTACTACGCGATCAGCTATTACAACACGTCAACGACGCACGAGTCGTCACTCTCCGAACCGAAGCGCGGGGATTTGTCCGGTTACGTATCGATCCAAGACGTGCGCGACGAGGGGTTCACCGATCCGCCCTGGACCGACGCGCGGATCATTTCTGCGATCGAGTTGGCGACCGCCACGATCGACACCGCGACGAAGATGTGGTTCGAGCCTCGTCAATGCTCGTTCCTGCTCGACGGTCGAAAGGACGTTCGCGGGATCGACTTCCTGCTCTCCCTCCCGATCTGCGCGGTGACGAAGCTCACGATCTACGACTTGGAGCAAGAGATCGAGGGCTCGTTCAGGATCTACAACCGGCACTTAACGCAAGGGCTCACGCGCCCCGACGACCGATCGAATCCGAGAGTCTCGTTCGACTTCACGGTCGCGGCGCTCGATCCCGCGAACCCGATCATTATCGAGGAGCAAGGAATCCCGTTCATAGAGGGGCGCCAGAACATAGGCGTCGAGGGCGTGTTCGGATACACGACGCTCGGACCGAACGATCCCGTCGGAGAGACGTCGCCCGGTTCGCAGATCCCGTTGAGCTACGGAGAAACGCCGCCCTTGATCAAGCGCGCCGCGTTGCTCCTCGTCGCGGACTACCTCACGCCGCTCGCGGACGGCGGAGGCGTGGGGCCCTCGGGACCGATCACGAAAGAGAAGACGCGCGATCAGGAAGTTCAGTATCAAGCGGCGTCGTCGGCGGCATCGCTTCAACCGGACTCGCTCACGGGGAACCCCACGGTTGATCGAATCCTCGGGGCGTTCCGCTCCCCGCTCGGGATGGGGGCGGTCTAATGTACCGGGGGCGACTCATACAGCGCGCCGCGATCGTGCTCGAACGTCTCGACACCGAGGCGACGAGCCTCGTTGTGGGCGGCGGCTACGACGATCGGTTCGGCGAGACCATCCCGGTCGCCGACGGCTCTCAGTTCGGCGACGACTCGGTTCGCTTTCACGACCCCGACGTGATCCCCTGTCAGGTTGATCGCGGGATATGGGGGCGCGAGGAAATGACAGGCGGGGGAGAGCACGTCGACACGGAGGCGATCTTCACGCTTCACCTCAACGACCTCGAACGCCTCGGTCTCGTTCTCCCTAGCGGAGAGGTAAGGATCGGGCTCGGCGACAAGATCTCCGAGCTTCGTCGCCCCTCGGGAACCCTGATCATTTCTTGGGCGGACTCCCCTCTCTACGTGACGCAAGTCGAGGACGCGGGGATGGGGATCGACTCGGCGGCGGGGGCGACCCGTAACCTCGTGTTCGTTCACGCCAAGCCCGACAGGAAGGGACAGGGGCGCCGAACATGATGATGGGCGTCAACGTGACGGGAGCCTTCGAGAGCGCGGCTAACCTCGCGGCGGCGGCGGCTATCGCGAAGACGCAAACCTTGACGATCCTCGCGCAAGAGGCGGAAATGCTCAAATCCAAGATCAGGATGGGCATTAGAAACCAAGCACCGGGAGGGAAGGCGTTCGCGAAACTCGCCGACACGACGATCGCACTTCGCCAGCTACCGCCCGCCCCCGGCACGAAGGCGCGCAAGGGATCGACGAAGGCGCTGATCAACAACGCCGACTTGCTCCACAGTGTCAACGTGACGAAGCTCCGCGCGGATCGGTATTTCGTGGGCGTTCACCGAAAGGAGCGGTCGACCTACGGGGAGCGGCTCGAAAACATAGCCATGATGCAAGAGGAAGGGACGAAGCCGTATCTCATAGAGGTCACCCCCGAGATGCACCGCTTCTTTATCTTCCTCAAGCTCGAAGAGGTTGTCGAAGGTATCCCCCCCGTGGGGAGCGTGATCTCCCATCCCGGTCTCAAGCCGCGGCCTTTCCTTGTGCCGTCTTATGAGGAGTGGGAGAAAGAGGCGACGCGCCGGTTCGAGAAGCGGCTCCTCGCGTCGTTGGGCCCGCTAGGATTCCGAAAGAGGTAAGGGATGGCGATACCGACCTTCACAAGCATTGACCCGACGAGCGGACCGACGAAGGGAACGAACCTCGTCAAGATCGAGGGAACGAATTTTCGACTCCCGCCGTCGCCGCCCGCGGAGGGTCCGGTCGGAGGGCCCGCACAGAAGACCGTGAGCGTACAGTTCGACGGGGTTGAATCTTCGTGGGCTCACGCGATCACGTCCGATCTGATTTATGCCACGGTCCCCGAGTGGACAGGCGCCGACGGGGAGACAATGCCCGTCGACCTCGACGTGAGGATCGCTAACCTCGACGATAGCGGCGTCGAGATTCCCGGCGAGGTAGTGATCGCGGCGGACGCCTACGCGGTCGACCGACCCGTAATGACCACCGAGACCGATTTTCAGATCGTGATCTCGGAGTTGATCGGTCTCTTCCGGCGCCATGTGATCGAAAATGTTTGGATCACATTGTCGAAATTCTACAGCGACGACGTGGCGACGGGGCTCGATCTCGTCAAGAGAGCGGGGCTTCCGCTTCTCCACATACAGGGCCCGAGCACGGTTGAGAATCGCTTTTACTCGTTGAACCGACTCGACCCCGAGGAAGATCCCGCCGACCCGTTCGGATGGATTCAATACAAAGAGCCGGTGACCGTCGACCTCTCGTTCGAGCTTGTGGGGTGGACGGACAACTCGCGCCACTTGTACGGCATGGGGCAAGCGCTCGTTCTGCTCTTGCGCGATCACAAATGGTTGACTGTTCCGATCGATCCGAACGATCCCGCCGCGGGGACGAAGCGCTATGAACTCGACATGCCGTTCGAGGGCCAGCCGGTTTATGACTCGATTCCGGTGGTTGACAACTTGCGGAGTTTTCGCGCGACTTGTATGATCCGAGGGGTAGACGTTGACGAGAGGGATGGGTTGATCCTCCGCCGCGGTTACACCGCGCACGTCGGCGAGGGGTACGGGTTACAGGTAGAGAGCGAAGAGCCATAGACACGAAGGGAACGCGATGCCCGCCAACACCAAGCCGAACACACTCGCCAGGATAACGAACGCGAAGCGAGAGCCTCTCTCGCTTTCTTTCCGTCATTCCGAAGTGTGCGCTTCGGTCGGACGGTGCATATGCGATCAGTACGGTCGCGGCGGAACCGTCAACCTCTCCGCGGGGGAGTCGCGAGAGATTCACCCGCGGTTGTTACACGCCGAAGAATTCCGCAACGCCGAAAGGCAACGCGCGATAAAGGTCGAACGCCCCGCGGGGGCGCCCGCCCGAGAACAGGTCAAGCCCAAGCAAAGCGAAGAGAGAGTCACCGACCCGCAAGAACCAAGCGAGGCGGAGACCGAAGCGCCCGTCGGCGAGGATAAGCCGACGAAGAAAAAGGCGCGCAAACGGAAACGGTAAATCGAGCCACCAAGGGAGGATCGGATCATGGCTTCAACCGAATTGCTTGCGGCAAAGATCGTCATACTGGAAGAGGCGCCGCGTATTCCCGCAATCGCCGCGCAACCGACAGCCGTCACCGGCGTTGTCGGGGTCACCGAGAGAGGTCCGATCGGAGTCGCGACCCTCGTCACGTCGATGGAGGAATACGTCGAAATCTTCGGCGGGTTCACCACGAACTCGGAGGTCGCGAAGGCGGCGCACGGGTTCTTCCTCAACGGCGGCTCGTTCTTGTGGGTCGTGAGGACGTGTCACTATACCGATCCCCTCGACGAGAACAGCTTCACCGCGGTCAAGGGAACGCAAATGCTCCAGAACGAGGGAGCCGCCGCGACCGCCGCGGTAGTCACCGGAACGATCGCCGGTCCGTGGAACCTCGAAAACGGTTACACGATGGGGATCACGACGGACCTCGCGGGCCCCAACGCCGCGACAGTGACCGCCGCGGACGCGACCGCGACCTCGGGCGCCGCGTATCCGATCGCGGCTCTCGCCGGTGGCGAGGATATGTCGATCGACACGGGCGACGGCAACGGACCCCAAACGATCACCGCGGTCGGCGGCGAGACGAGCGCGCTCGATATCGCCAATCTGATCAACGGTTCGATCACGGGCGGCTTCGCGGTCGTCGCGGGCGGCGTTCCGGTGGTTCACACCGACCAGAAAGGATCGGGCGCGACCCTGATCGTCGCCGCGGGAGCGGGGACCGACCTCGCCGCGCTGATCTCCCTCCCGACGGGAACGACCACGGGCTCGGGCAACGTCGCCGACGTCGACAACGTGACGCCGACAGAAATGAAGGCGCTGATCGACGCCGCCGATCCGAACTCGACGGCGACGATCCTCGGGACGAACGCACTCTCGATCGCGACCGATCTCACGGGGTCGACGAAGACGATCCAACTCACGGCGGGATCGCCCGACCTCGCCGCGGCGCTCGGGATGGATGTTCTCCTTCACACGGGCTCGGACGCCACTCCCGAGAACACGCTCAAGGTCGACGGCAAGACCGAGGGTGCTTACACCGACGACCTCACGATCCGAACGCTCCTCGCTTCGAGCGGGGACGTCGACGAGTTCAATCTCCAAGTGATCAAGAGCGGCGTCGTTCAAGAGACCTTCCCGAACCTCACGATGGACTCGACCGCCGACAACTACGTCGAGACCGTGGTCAATCACGTAGCGCTCGGGTCGAACCTGATCGCCGTGACCGATCAGGGGCTCCCCTACAACCCCGACGTCGCGAAGCCCGACTGCGACCCGACCGGAAGCGGTTACGTGGATTGGGGCCCCATGACGGGCGGGAGCGACGGTCTTTCGGGGATCGCCGACACCGATTTCATCGGGACGTCGACCGCGAAAAACGGGACGTATGCGCTCGACCTCGTTCAGCAACTCCGAATCCTGATCATCCCCGGCAAGACGGGCAACGCGATCGCGAACCACATGATCGACTACTGCGAGACGTGGCGCGGCGGTTCGTGCTTCGCGATCCTCGATCCGCCCCCGCTGGCGAGCGTGCCGACCGCGGCGGCGATGGTGACCTACGTCGACACGACGACGGCGATCCTCGGGAAGTCGGAGTTCGCCGCGATCTACTGGCCGCGGATCGAGATCACGAACCCCGACAAGAACGTCTTCGGGTCCGACGACAACTTGGCGGTCGCGCCCTCGGGGTTCATCGCGGGCGTCTACGCGCGCAACGACTCGCGACTCGGGGGAGTCTACGACAACCCCGCGGGCGTCGAGCAGAACGCGGGCGTTGTGGTCGGGTGCGTCGGGTTCGAGACCGACGAGGTTCTCGACGAGCGCAAGCGGGATCTGATCTATCCGAAGAGGATCAACCCGATCACTCAGCTTCCCGGCACGACGCGCCACATCGACGGGTGTCGCACGCTCAAGTCGAGCGGCAACTTCCCGTATATCGGGGAGCGCCGCGGTGTGATTTTCATCGAGCAGTCGTTGAAGGAGGGGCTCGTTTGGGTCAAGCACCGCCCGAACAACCGCGTGTTGCGCCAGCGCGTGAGACGCGCGATCGTCGCCTTCCTCACGCGGCAGATGAACGTGGGGGCGTTCCGCTCGACGGTTCCCTCCGAGGCGTTCTTCGTCGACGTGAGCGACGCGCTCAACCCGCCCGCGACCGAGTTCGCGGGAGAACTCAAGATCAGGATCGGGCTCGCGACCAACAAGCCCGCCGAATACATAATCCTGATCGTCACCCAAGACACTCGGGCATTCGAAGAGAGCCTCGCCGCCTAGCGCGGTGTGAGAGAGGAAACGGAGGGATCGAAACATGGCGACTCCGCGTACATGGTGGAAGAAATTCAAGTTCGTCGTCGAGATCGACGGCGTCGCTCGCGCGGCGTTCAACAAGTGTTCGAACATCGCGCCCGAGGTGGCGGACGTGTCCTATTTGGAGGGGGGGGACATCCGTCCCTACCACTCCCCCGGCACGTTGACGCAACCGGAGGTCACAATGGAGCGCGGCGCGTCCGACGACTTCGACCTCTACAACCTGTTCAAGAACACGGTCGACGTCGCGACGGGCGAGGGGCTCAACGAGCCCGACTTGCTCTTCGACTGCGAGGTCGTGCAACTGGACCGGGACGGCTCCGAGGTCGAGAGGTGGCACCTCTACGACTGCTATTGCAGGAAGTTCGACTCGGGCGATTGGGACAACGGAGCCGACGAAGTGCGGATCGAGGTCGTCACGATCCAGCCGCGCTACGCGGAGCGGACCCCGAGCGCGGCCTAGAACGCGCGAGGTTGCCCCGTGACGCTGTCCCGAGGGTGACCGCGTATCAGGTAAAGGCGTGACGCGGGGGGCGCTTAGAACGCGCCTCTCGCGTCGTTAGAGGTAAAGCCAAACGACGAGGTGAAGAACATGAGAACCGAGATCTTTCAATTACCTTCCGGCGCAAAAGTAGAACTCAGGGCGATGACCGTCGCCGACGAGGATCTTGTCACGAGCGGGAAGAGCAACCGACAATCGAAAATGATCGGAGCGCTCCTCGACGCGTGTTGCTTGCGGGTCGTCGACCCCGGTCCTTACGGGTCGCTTGCGGAGGGGGACAAGCCCGACTGGAACAAGGTGCTCGGCGGGGATCGCTTCGCGGCGTTCATCTACCTTCGCACGATCTCGTTCCGCGACGGAACCCTCTACGACTTCGAAACTCAGTGCCCCGCGTGCGGTAAGCGCGGCGAGTATCGGGTCAACCTGCTCGAAGAGCTTCCCGTTCAGGAACTCTCGGAAGAGAGCGCGGCGGTGTTCGAGCGGGGCGGAACGTTCAACATTGAGATCGGCGGGAAGACGGTTTCTTACCGTCACGCGCTCGGCTCCGACGAGGATCGGTTCGAGAAACTTCAAGAGCAGTATCCCGATCGCGTGTCCTCATGCGCGTTGCGGACGCGGATCAAAAAGATCGAGGGTCTCTCCGAGTCGGAGTTCCTCAACTGGCTTTCGGAATTGACCAGCGACGAGGCGGAGGATCTCCGCGACGCGATGGACGAAAACGATTGCGGAATGGACACCGAGATTGAAATCACTTGCCGGTGCGGGTTCACGTCGGTGCTCGACGTCCCTTTCGATGCTTCCTTATTCCTGCCTGGGCGTGGAAGACGGAAGCGCAAGCGCGCTCGGCGCTTGCAACGCTAGGGTTCGGCTCGCTAGGCGAGGAAGGAATCGCGACGTTGTTTCATGAGCTAAACTGGATTCCTATCTTCGGCGGCGGGTGCTCGTTCCAACCTTCCGAAATTCTCGCGATGCCGCTCTACCGGGTGGAGCTATTGATCGAGCGGATAATCGATCAGCGCGAGGCGGAGGTGAAGGGGTTCAAGGGGTAGACGATGGCGCTTGCGAACATGGGAGCGGGCTTCGAGCTTTGGGCGAAAGACGCGGCGTCGCCGGTCTTCGGTCGGGCCGGTCGCAACTTCATGAATATGTCGAACAAGGTTCGCGCGGCGTCGTCGGGAATGGCGAACGGGTTCAAGCAAATGGCAACCGCGATGGCGACCTTCAAGGTCGGCGCGGGCATGACCGCTGGCGTCGCCAATGCCGCGAACGCCGCGGGCAACTTTCAACAGGGGCTCGCGGGGATCGGCGTGATCAGTCAGGCGACGACCGCCGACTTGAAAGCGCTTCACGACTCGGCTCTCGACGCCGCCCTCGGAACGAAGTTCTCGCCCGACGAGGCGGTCGAAGGGTTGACCAATCTCGCGACCGCTGGTCTCACGGCACAAGAGCAGATGTCGACCCTTGTCCCCGTTCTCGATCTGGCGACCGGCTCCCTCGGTCAAGTCGGTCTCGCGGACGCCGCGAACGCCGTCGTCGGCACAATGAAGGCGATGGGGATCGAAATGCAAGGCTACGTCGGCGAGGCGAAAAACGCTTCGGTCGTGACCGACAAGCTCCTCAAGATCACTCAGATGACCAACTTCCAAGCGCGCGATTTTTCGACGGGGCTCTCTCGCGCGGCGACCTCGGGGAACCTCTACAAGCAAAGTCTCGACGACACTTTGATCACAATGGGGCTCTTGCGGAATCAGAACATCGAAGCGTCGATCGCTTCGACCTCTCTCCGTGAATCGTTCGCGCGACTCGCGACCGACCAGCGAACCCAACAGTTGATCCAGAAAAAGGGGATCGACGTCTTCGACAAAGAGGACGGAAAGGTTCGACCGTTCATCGACGTAATGCAAGACCTCTCCGAGAAGCTCAAGGGCGCCACTGACGCCGAGGCTTTCTTGACGACGACCCTCGGGTTCGGGCGGCGTGGTATGGCGGCTTACAACGCGGTAGCGAACGCCTCACGGACGATCACGGTTGACGGCACCGACAAGACCCTCAAGGGCAAGCAAGCGATCGAGGCGATGCGCTTCGAGATCGCCCGCTTCGCGTCGGAGGAAGAGAAACTCGCCGCGATCCAAAAGCTATCGACGGAAGAGCTTCGAACGTGGGCGAAGACTGCGAAGACGTCGGAGGGCGCCGCGAGAGATTTCGCCGACGCGCTCCTCGAAACCTACGCGGGGCAAAAGCAACTCTTGACCGGCGCGACCGAGACCCTCAAGGTCACCATCGGCGAGGGCGCTCTCCCGATCATGAAGCTCGTAACGAAGGCGGTTTACAAAACGACGGAGGCGATCGCTCGTTTCATAAACGCGCTCCCTCCCGGCGTGCGGACGGCGATCATCGGAGTGTTCGGAGCGATCGGTTCGATCATTGCGTCGGCTGGCGCGCTCCTCATGCTCAAGGGGATCTTGACTCTCCTCGGGTTCAGTGTCGGCGGGCTCATCCTCTCGTTCGCAAAAATGATTCTCGTGCTCGGTCCGTTGACCCTCTTGATCGGAGGTTTGGGGATCGCGTTTTATGCCATGTTCCGCGGGTTCCAAAAGAACGTAGGGGGGATGGGGTCGACGTGGGACGGCTTCGTCAAAAAGTTCAAGCTCGGGTTCAAGGCGGTTACCGAGTTGTGGTCGCAAGGATCGCTCTCGTCGGCGACCGAAAAGGAACTCGACAAGATGAATTCGAGCGGGCTAAACGCGTTCATAAACGGGTTCACGCGCTTTCTCAAGCGGGCCGAACTTTTTTGGGAGGGGTTGAAGACGGGGTTCGACCGCGGCGTCGACATGCTCGCGGAGCCGCTCGACCGCCTCAAGAAAAAATTCTTCGACTTGATAGGTGTCGACGCGACCAGCATGTTCACTGGCTCGATGAGCAAGTGGGAAGACGCGGGCGCGCAAACAGGCGTTGCGCTTGCGGGTCTCGGCGAGATCGCGATCGACATGATGTCGGGCGTTATGGATCTCGCGAAGGATATCCGCGAGTCGTTGAAGGGCGTCACCGCGGCGGACGTTGTCGAGGGCTTCCGAACACTGGTCGCGGTAATGGGAACGCTCTACGACGTGGCGGTCTTTATCAAAGACGTGATCATGTTTATCGTTCACGCGATCCAGGGTTTGATCGAAACCGTCCGCTACATGAAGCAAGTTTTCGTTGAGTCGTTCAGCGCGATAGGGAAGACGTTCTCGGATCTGTTCGGCGGGAAGATCTCGCTAGGCAATTTCGGAAACATTATGCAGCGGCGGCTCATGAATGTTCAAACAGGATACGTCGATCCGGTGACCGGGAAAAGGGAAGTCTCGGCGGGGTCAAGCAAGCTCCTACAAGCGAGGCACGATAAGATACAAGCGCAATTTCAACGAGCGGGGCAGCGGGCGCAAGAGGCGCGAATCACATCCGACATAGCGCAAGCGCGCGGTGGGGTTACCTCGTTGCTCGGCGAACTCGAAGAACAAAAATACAACATGGCGCAAGAGCGCGCGGCGGGACAACTCACCTCGGAGCGCGCGGGCCAATACGAGAAAGAGTTCAACCGAATCGCCAGCGCGATCGATGCGCTTGCGGGTCGCCCGGTCGAACTCGTCGCCGAGATCGACGGCGAAAAAGTCATGGAGTTAGTCCACAAGCAGAACGTCGAAGCGACCGAGCGCGCGATGGAATAGGGGAGTTGCGATGGCACAAGACCCGAACGCAAAACCGGCGAACAAGCCAAGCGGCGATCGCAACTTGAGCGACATCTTCGGTCGCGACGTGACGGTGGTTCGTGGCTCGATCACGAACGAGCGGAGCGGCGAGTCGTTCGAGTTTTTCTTCAACCCCCCGGCGATCGAGGAAGTCTATGAAGCCGAATACGACATGCAATCCCCGATGGGCATGTCGCACGGATACCACCAATTCAAGGCGAACAAGAACGTCCCGGTCACTTTCGAGATCTACTACAACCGAATGCTGGTCGTTCAGGAACTCCGCAACGACGTCCCGTCAAACGAGCGCTTCGATCTCGCGGTAGAGAAAGGCGAAGAGGGTCGGAAGTTTTTGATCTCGTGTCTCTACCCTCCCGACCCCGAGCCGCAAACCGGACCGAGCGAGGGGATCATAGGCGCGGCGCCCCCGCCCTTGCGCCTCAATATCGGGAACGTCTTGTCGTTGCGGGTGCGCTTGATAACCTGTCATTTCCGTTACGCGAGATTCGACAAGCTCATGCGCCCGATGATCTGGACCGCTCAACTCAAGTTCGACGAGGCGCCGATCTCGCGGATCACAATGGAGGCGGCGCGAGATCTCGGGTCGTTCCGGTGAGGTGCTAGATGGCGATCTATTTCAACAGTCGTTACCGATTCGTGTTCGGGCTGACCGATGACGAGGGGCGCGACTACCTCGTCGAGCGTCAACCGTTCCGCTTCCGCGAAGAGACCGACAACCGGACGCACGTCGTCGCGGAGGGCGACACCCTGTTTAACCTTGCGGGTCGCTACTTCCGCGCCATAGATACCGATCGCGCGTGCGGCCTTTGGTGGATCATCGCCGACTTCAACGGCATACACGATCCGACGATCGCGCTCACGCCGTCGTCGCAACTCAAGATCCCGTCGTCGCGCTTGGTGCGAATGGAGATCATGAACTCGAACCGACGAAGGGAGATCTAGGGGATGCCCTTCGCGGACGTGCGTCTATTCGTGAAGCTGATTCACGCCGACGAGGGCGAGAAGCTGATCGGATACCTTCAAGATCGGCTCCTCTCGTTCACGTTCGACGACGAGGAAAAGAAGCTCGATCAAGCGACGCTCGTTCTCAGGAACACGGATCTCAAGCTCCTCGACGAGCCCGCGTTCGTGAAGGGGCAACGGCTCCGCGTGCAATGGGGTTACCCCGGCGACATGGGAGCGCCCCGCGACGTGATCGTTCAAAAGGTTTCAGGGACCGACCCGCTAACCGTCAAGGCGCGCTCCCCGGCGATCCTTATGGACCGCAAACCGCGCCGAAGGATCTGGTCGTGGATGTCGCACTCGGCGATCGCGATCGAGATTGCGAAAGAGTACGGGTTCGAGGGCGAGCTTCTACACGTCGACGACACGAGCGAGATCGTTTATCACGAGGTTTCTCAACGCGTCTCGGACATGCGCTTTCTATCGAAGCTGGCGAAGCGAAACGGTTTCGTGTTCTATCTCGATCACTTGGGGTTTCACTTTCACCGGCGCCCCTTCGAGTTGCAACCGACCCGTATCTACATCTACGCCGCGGACCCCGGTCAAGGCGACGTGTTAGCGCTCCCCTCGTTCGAGGGAAACTTGACGCGCGGCGTGACCCGCGTTCGGACGCTGGCGCGCGATCCGATCACGAAGGAATGGAGCGAGGCTTACGGGTCGTCGAAGGATACCGAGTTCACGTCGCTCGGCAAGGAAGAGGAAGATGGCGATCCAGACGACTACCAGGGAGAGCGACAGATCCGCGTTACGCGCCAAGTCGATCGACCGATCTTTCTCATGCCTACCTCGGAGGCGAAGCTCCGCGCCGACGCGCGATGGCGGCTCACGGCGGAGGGGAAATATTCGGCGAAGTGGAAGACGATCGGACACCCCGAGATCGGAGCGAAGCAAGTCGTCGAGCTTCTCGGCGTCGGTGATACGTGGTCGGGGAACTACTACTTGACCAAGGTTCGAACCCTGATCAAACCGGGCCAGTTCGTTCAGGAACTCGAAGGCAAAAAGAACGCGCTCGACCAAGTGAAGGCGAGGTTAAAGAAGACGCTCAAACAGAACATAAACGACTCGTCGGGCGGTCCCGTCGGGAAACTCACGCGACACGTCGTTCGAATCAGGGGGCCCAAAGATACGCTTGTTTTGGGTTACGTTTGGGAAGATTCGGAAGGCAACCGCAAGGGCGACGCCGTCGCGTTGACAGCCGAGCAAGTCGCCGCGCTTCCGAGATCGGATCGCGAGAAGTGGGAACGCAAGGGGGTAGAGCTACCGCGAACCGCGGGGCCCAAGTGACATGAACACACCGCACGCATACGACGATCAGTTCTACGACGACGATCCCGACAAGCTCTTCGGGCTCTACACGGGGACCGTCGTCAAGATCGAGAACGACCCCAACGATCCGAACGCGGAAGAGCTTCCCTATATCGGGCGGATCAAGTTCGTCATCCCTGGGCTGATCGAACCCGAAAGCGTTTGGGCCCTCCCCTTCGGGGCGGGAGGCTCGGCGCAAGAGGGGCGCAACTACGTCCCCCCCGTGGGCGCTGATGTCTATTGCATGTTCGTAAACGGCGATCCAGATCAACCCGTTTGGGCTCCCGGCTGGCATGGCGACGGCGAGCAGTTCCCCGAGTATACCGATCCGAGGATCAAGGTCTTCGGCTTCGGGCCGTTCCGCGTTGTGCTCGACAACCGCGCTGATCCGGCTCGTGTTGCCGGTTCTGTGACGGGTCCGTTCTCGGACCTAGACGGCAAGACGCTCACGGCGGCGGTCAACCTCGCGACCGAGGAGAGCGTTACCCTCGACGCCTCGCAGTCGAGCGACGGGACGCTCTCGGCGGGAACGGTAGCTTCTCAGATCGCCGCGGTCATGACGCGCGTTCGGTGCTACGCGATCAACAAAGCGATCGTGATCGAGTCGGTGTTCACTGGCGAGTCGACGACGTTGCAAATCGGGGGGAGCGCGGCGTCGGCGCTCGGGCTCAGTACCGAGCAAGAGAAAGGGAGCGGCTCGCGGCAAGCGACGCTCAAGGCGGTTCGAGACGTGAAGGGGACCGAGGAAACGATGGTCGAGTTCGTGCTCGACGCTGATCAGAACTCGGCGCTCATTCGCGCGGAGAGGACGCTCGCGCTCGACGCTCCGCTGATCGATATCAAGGGCGCGCAGGTACAGATTAACGATCGGATCGTCATGCCCTCGACGAAGCCGATACAGGGTTGAAAAATGGTTTGGTCTCCCGACGACATCCCGTGCCTCGCTCTTCCCGAGATACCCTCGATTGACGAGATCTGTTTTCCCGGTGGCTTTTGCCTCTCGCACATTTGGGATGGTATCGAAAAGATCCCGCACGCCGCCGACGTTCCGCTTCAATTCTTTTCGCAGATCGGGCCCGCGCTGGCGCCGCTGAAACCGATCTTCGATATCATTGATTTCGCGCTGGCGATCTTCAAGTGTGTCGAGGGCGGCGTCGACGCAATCACGGAACTCGACCCGACCAAGATCATAGAGTGCATTCCGAACCTCGCCGAGATCCTCGACAAGCTCCTCGCCATGATCCCGCAACTCTCGATCCCGCGCATGATCAAGAAAACGCTTGAAGCGTTCGCGCAACTACTCGAAGGGATCGCCGCCGACTTGCTCTATATTCAATCGCAGGTTCAGAGGATCGCCGATCTGATCGACCGCGCCGCGGACCTCAACGACGTTTCGCTGAACGCGATCCTCGCGTGCTCTCAGCGCACCGTCGACGACGGGGTTCTCTCGACGGCGGAGGCGCTCAAGGGAATCGGTCGGATCATCTTGCTCCTCAATATCTTCATTGGTCTAATTGGCGGCGAGGAAATCCCGTGTTTCGGTCAACTCGTCTCGGACAATCTCGCGGAGGGGCTCGACGCGATAATCGAGATCATTCTCACGCTGGCGCAAGTGCTTCGAGAAATTGCGGACGCGATCATTGATCCCGTGCTCGAACTCACGCTCGCGCTTGGAAAGCAGAGGTGTTAAGCGATGGCTCTTGATTTCGGTCGAGGATTGATCACCCCGTTTCAAAGGGACGGCAAGGGCGACTTCGCCAACACGACCGGCGACCAGTTGCTCCGCTCGGATCTTGCCGAGCTAATCGGCATAATCGGACCGACGGCGGATCAGCGCGGCGAGCTTCCGTGGCGTGACGAGGTGGGAACGCGCTTGATCAACTTGAAGCACCGGAAGATCCACAACTCGACGATCCAGGGGCTCGCCCTCCAAATGACCGCCGAAGTGATCTCTCGCTTCGAGACTCGGGTTCGTGTGACCCGCGCCCGCGTTGAGGTTTCGGATACTGCGCTTCGAGTGTTCGTTTCCTACACGCCGTTAGGTTATAATTCAGATCGCACGAACGAAGCGGTCATCGAAGTGCGGAGGTAACAGTGTCGATCCTTCCCGAAAATTACGACTACACCGACAAGGACTTCGACGCGATGCGCTCGCGCTTGATCGATTTAGCGAAGAGCGTTTTCCCCGAGTGGACCGATTTCGAGATCGCCAATTTCGGGAACGTGATCCTCGAAATGTTTGCGTTCGTCCTCGACGTGTTGATCTACTACCAAGACAACCAAGCGCCCGAGGGCCGATGGGGTTTCGTGCAACTCAGGCGCAACGCGATCGCGCTTGCCAAGCTGATCGGCTACGAGTTGAGCGGCGCCAGCGCCGCGACCGCCGATTGCACGATCACGCTTGCGAACGGACCGCTCGCGGGCGACGTGCCGGTCCCTCTCGGCTCAGTGATTCAAACCCTCGAAGTCACCGATCCGATCAAGGGCGAGATCATAGGGTGGGACGGCTCGGGCGATCCCGTGATTCCCGCGGGGAGCCTCACGGTCGATGTGCAATGGGAGCACTCTCTCACAAAGCAAACGGTCTTCACGTCGGATGGTCTCGCCGATCAAGAGAAGTTCCTCCCGTTCTCCCCGTACCTCGACGGGTCGATCGAGATCTCGACGACCAGCTACCCGACGGGGTGGACGGAGGTCGACAACTTCCTCGAAAGCGGTCCGAACGATCTCCACTTCACGGTCTCGGTTGACCAGAACGATCACGCGACGATCGGCTTCGGCGACGGCACGAACGGGAAGATCCCGCCCGACGGGGACACCATAACCGCCGACTATAAGACGGGCGGAGGGCTCGAAGGCAACGTCGACGCGGCGTCTCTCGTCAAGCTCGTCGGTACGTTCTCCGACTCGCTCGGGAATCCCGCTTATCTGCGAAGCACGAACGCGGCGGCGGCGGCGGGGGGAGCGGAGAGGGAGACCGTCGAGGCGGCTCGCTCGTTGGCGCCGCAATCACTCCGCGTGTTGAACCGCACGGTCGCCCGCGAGGACTACGAGATCAACGCTCTACGCGTTCCCGGCGTAGGTCGCGCGCTCATGCTCTCGTCGAACGAGGACACGGGGATCAGCGAGAATCACGGGCGGCTCTACGTGATACCGTCGAGCGGGAGCACGCCGAGCGCGGCTCTCAAGGCGTCGGTTCTGGCGATGGTTACCGAGACCTATCCGAACACGATCACGTTTCAAGTCGAGGTTCTCGATCCCGCGTATCTCGACGTTGACGTTCGGGCGACGATCTGGCTCCGCGAAGGTTACTCGGCGACCGCTGTCAAGGCGGCGATTCAAGCGGCGCTCGTCGATTGGTTCGAGCCGCTCGAAGACGACGGGACCGCGAACGCGAACGTCGACTTCGGCTACAACTACAAGGACGCGGACGGCAACCCCGCGGGGGAGATTTCGTGGTCGGACATCTTCAACGTGGTTCGCGACGTTCCCGGTGTTCGAAAGATCGGAGCCGGTCCCGACGATTTCTTACTCAACGGCGTTTCTGACGACGTGCCGATCTCGAATCACCAATTCCCGCGGCTCGGGACGGTGGTCTTGATCAACGGTGCAACGTCGACGCAGATCTAGGAAGGGGCGAGCGTGAGCTATCCGACGCATTGGTGGTTACCCGAGGACAACGCCGACCTCGTTGTGAATCCCGGTGATCCCTCTCTCGTTCTCGACGCGTCCGATCTGGACAAGTTCGAGCGCGCCGTCGGAATCGAGGGGATCGTCTTCCCCTACAATAGCCAAGCCGTTCAATATCTGAACCTCAACCGCTTCGAGGACGGCGCGGGCGTAGAGGAAGGGAACGGCGTCGAGGCGTCGGGGGAGATGCCCGAGACGTCAACCTATTTAGGCGGAGAGCCGCTCACACCGATCATGCGAGGCGACTCGTTCAACGAGTTTTACATATCGCGCGCGTGGGGTCCGTACCTCCGCGGGTGGATCGGCGGTCAATCGCTCGGCTTCGATCCAACCTTGCGCGTGAAGTGGGGCGACGCCGATATCCGGTTCTTGGCGCAAGCTCGCGGCTCTTACGACGGCGCGTTCGCGGCGCTGGTCTCCCCGTTCAATCAAGCGGCGGCGAGAGAGTGGGCGGCGCTCCACGGCAAGGCGGCGAGCGACCTCGGGTTCTGGAAGTATCACTTCGCGAGCGTCGACGATCCGAATGGTTGGGCGGGGCTCCCCGCGGCGGCGCATGTGTCGATCCCGTGGGATGGCGTGACGAGCGGTGAAGCGCGCCTCGTGTTCAGTGGGACGCCGACGGCGGCGACGGTGACCGCGCAGTATCACAACGGCTCGACATGGATCGCGATCTCCTCGGTGGGCCCGATCGACTTGACGACGATCTTCCAAACGTTGCCCGCCCCGATCGGTTCAAACTGGCAACAAGCGGGGATGGTCGCGAGGCTCTTCGCTGGCGCGACCGAGGTCTTCGGTAGTGGGGCGGACGTGCTCGTTCATTGGTTCAACGAGGTCGAGGTCGATCGCTTCGAGCCGTGGATCATAAACCGGCTGGCGACCCGTAACCGCCAAGCATACGACGGCGACCTTGGGGAAGATGGCGATCTGTTCTTCCCCGCGGCGGATCTGATCCACGTCCCGATCGGCTCCAACTTCGGAGCGCCGGTGTCCTTACGGGTCGTTGACGTGGCGTGGAACTCGGTCGTCGAGGTCGACGAGTGGTCCGTTGTTTCTTCCGTTCCCTCGGGGTCGACCGTGCTGATCGAGAACACGACGATCTCTCCCCGACCTTTGCTCCGAGCAGACGGAGCATGGAAGGGGATCGGGGAACCCTTCGCGATAGTCGGGAGGTTCGGGCTTCAAGATCTGTTCTATTTCCAGGGGCTCGCTTTCGGTTTTCAGTATTGCCAACTGATAACGATGGGGGGGACGTTCCTCGTCGGCGATCCGCAAGTCGACAACGGCTTCGCGCTCTACTGGGATGCGAAGACCGAGGAGCTAGTCGCGACGATCTATTCGCTAGGCTCGGCGAGCTTCGTCGAGGCGAGGGCCCCGTTCGCCCCCGGCGATTACGACGGGAAGCAACTCGAACTCGGGATCGCTTGGACAGGCGACGAGGGCGCCGCGGCTGGCTTCGACGATCGGACCTTACGGGTCGTTGTCGACGGCGTGACCCTCGCGACCCTCAAGGTTGACGACGCGGAGATCGCCCGAAACGCAACCGACGCGATCTCATTCGGGCCCGCGACTCACGCCGCATATTTCCCGATGCGGCAAGGCTACCGGGGCACGTTCGGCGGCGCGGTGATCTATCAAGAGCCAATGACCGACGAGGCGCTCGGAGCGGCGTTCTCTCCCGAGGAAATCCCGACCCCCTTCGAGAACCCGAGCTTCGAGATTGAGGCGACCAGCGGGCGCGTGGGGGAGGCGGAGGCGTGGGAGTGGATCTCTCAACAAGTGGCGGCGGCATGGGCGGAGTTCACCGCCTACGTTGAGCGCTTGCGCGCCCCGTGGGAAGATTGGGATCACCTCGGGACACGCGCGATCAAGATAGGCTCCAACGCGGAGCCGTTCGACTTTTCCTCCGCGAAGGCGTTCGGCGTAACGATCGACGGCGTGGGCCAGCTTGTCACGATCGATCCCGCGGTCGCGACGTTTGAAGATCCCGCGAACGCTACCGCGGCGGAGGTGTGCGCGGCGCTGAACGATTTGATCGAGGGCGGGGACGCGTTCCCGTGGCTCGGCGAGTTCGTCGCGGTGCGCTCCTCAAGCGACGGAGAGGGCTCGACGCTTTCGGTCGATATCGCACAAGCGGCGGCGGTCGTGCTCGGCTTCACGGACGCTACGACCTCGCAAGGTGCGAACGACGTCGGATGGTCTGAGCTTCTCACTGACTTCTCGAACGTCACGACGGGAGAGTTCACGGGCGGCTCGGAGACCTTCGAGGGGTTCGAGGTTTGGGGCGACGAGTTCCACGTTCCTCCGAATTGGATCGGCGAACCGTGGCGAGAGGCGTTCACGTATACGCCGGGGGGATTCACTTCCTCGGTAGACCAGGGCGCCCCGTGGTCGCACGATTGGACGCGCGCGTTCGAAGGGTTCGTCGAGGGGTGGGAGAACGACGTTCTCCCGATGTTGACCACCCCCTACACCGCGGACGCCTTGACCCCCGGCACCGCTGGCGACGGTCGGCTCTATTCGAGCGCGTTGACCTTCCCGCTCGGGGTGGGCGCGACCCGTAACCGCCTAACCCTGGGATGGGGGACGATCGCGCCGGTCGCCGGGTTCCGTGTCCTTGAGTTGCCGATCACGGCGGGGAGCTACGCCAGCGCGAGCGCCCTCGTCGCCGAGCTTCAAAGCGCCCTGGTCGCCGCTCTAAGCGGCGACACCTCGGGGTTGACGTTCGGTACATGGGAGAGCGAGGACGGCGAGCAGGAAGGGATCTGGTTAGGATGGGACGGTTCCACGTCGTCGATCTCCGAGTTCGCTATCCTGTCCACCCCGAGATCCGATCGGCTCTACTTCGATCAGGACGCCCGAGAAACCCTCGGGCTGATCGGCATTGGTCCTAACGGGTCGCGCTCGGAGTTGAAGATCCCCGCGGACGCCTGGGATAGTGGATCGACCGGACCGTATGATCCGAGCGGATCGTATTATCTTGCGGAACAATGGGGGCTCGTGATCTATGAAGTGGTCAACGATCCGGTTTCGGGTCTCTTCGCGTTGCCGTACAATTGGGGGGCCGCGGAGTTCGACACGTCGATCGGGTCGGGCACTTACGTCGACCGCGTGACGTTGAAGGGGTGGACGAACGACGCGTCGGCGGTTTGGAAGGATGAATTGACAGACTACTCGACCACAACCGCGGAGTTCGATCACGTTCCGCCAAACGACGCGCCAGCGCCCCCGGCGCCCGGTTACCGTTTGGCGGAGACCTTCACGGAAGATAAGTGGCTCGGTGAGGTGTTCTAAAGGGAGGATCAGATGGGTCTAGCAGATTGGCAAGATCTCGACGGCGCCTTGACGACGGCGGACGTTCGGAGAGGGATCGCGAACAGCGGAACGATCACGCCCCCCGCGGGCGGCGGCTCGTTCACATACGGGTTCAACTCGATCACCGGCGACGCGACCGGGGCGGTCGGGAAGTTCTGTATCCTTTCCGGCTTCGATCCGACGGCGGGCGGCGGCTCCATACGCGGAGCGATCAAGCGCCTCTCGTCGATCGCGAATACGGGGTTCACCCCGCTTCTCTTTTTCTGCGCGCAAGGGGGACCGCCTAGCGTCAACGACGAAGCGTATCTCCTCGGGTTAGAGAACGCCGACCCGTTCCGAATCGTGCTTCGCAAGGGCTCGATCGTGAGCGGGCTCCCGGCGACCGACGAGGAAGGCTCGACGTGGCTCCGTCGTTCCTCCGAGCAATTCACGATCGCCGACGATCTATGGTTCCACCTTCGCCTTGACGCGCTTGTCGAGCCGAACGGCGACGTGCTCTTGAAGGTGTTCCGCTCGGTGATAGGCGGAGCGGTCGATGTGGAAAATCCCAACTGGCAACCCGTGACCGGGATGACCGATTTCGTCGACGACGATCTCGCGATCAACTCGGGGAGCGCGCCGCTCCTCGCGGGGCGCGGCGGCTTCGCGTTCACGGTGCAAGAGGCGATCAACCGTAGAGCCGCGGTCGACCACGTCGAGATCTTCGCGGCAACGTAGAGAGGGCGACCCGTATGAGCGCGACAGATTTCGACCACTACCGAGCCACGAAGAGCGGGAGGATCGAGCCCTCGACCTTCACCGCTCCCGACGGGTCGTTCGTGTTCGCGCTCGGGGCGGAGGCGCTGATCGAGCGCGCGTTGATCACGGGCGGCGACTTCACCGAGATCAAGCAAACGGTCAACCTCGAAGATGTCGATCTCGTCGGCGCCACGTTCGACACTCGGGCGCCCGCCGATCCCGGTGTGCTCAAGCCCGCGCAACTTCCGACGCTCTCGGATACCCTGCTCAACTACCCGATGAACAGCAACTCGCGCGGCGCCCTCGACGACGCCCCCGGCGCGCACCACTTGACCGGGGTTCCCGCGTTGCGCCAAGCGAGAGAGACGTTCGGCGCCGCGGCGGGTTTGTGTCGCGAGATCCCCGCGCTCTCGTTCGCTGGTCAACTCGACGGGGGCAACGAGCCCGAGGTTTGGAGCGGGGCGCTCTCCGCCTACTCGGTCGACTTCCTGCTCAACTTCGACGCCGACTCTCACGTCGGATCGTCGGGTGTCGACCCCGTGATCTTCATGCTCACCGACTCGCCGTTCGCGAGCGGGTTGAAGATCGCGCTCTCGGGCGCCGTCGGTCCCGGCGCGCATTCGTGGTTGATCTCCGTGACTCACGGATTTTTCGGGGTCTCCTCGTCGAGCAACACGGGCGCATTCACTATCACCGCAAGCTCGGGATGGCATTTCTTCACGGTATCGTGGGCGGGCGTGGGGAACGCTTTCGATCTGTTCGTCGATGGCGCGTTGGTCGACGTGGGGTTCTCGGCGTTCGGGGTCGGTCCGTTCAACCCCTACCCCGACGGGGCGATCCAGATCGCCGACCCCGACTTGTGGGGGGCGATCGATAGCGTGCGGTTGTCGAACACCTATCACGGGCTCGCGCAACACCAAGCCGATCTCGCAGCACTACAGGCGGCGCCGACCGCGCTCGATATTCACTGGCTCATGCAAATTTTGATCGACGGCGAGGTCTATGTCTCGCGACCCGTAAGCGCAAGCGAGCGGCGGACGTGGACAGACTTTTTCGCCCCCGTGCGGAGGCTCCTCGGAAATCACGAGGTAGCGTTCCGCTTGATCTCCGAGGAGGGTTGATCATGGCTGGTAACACGACTCCTTATCTTGGGATACCCTGGCCGAGTTCAGGCGACGATCCCTGGTATGCAAAATTCGAGGCGATGATCAACTCGGTCGATCTTCAAGCGTTCCGTAACCGGGAGGAGAACTCGTTGATCTTCACGGGCGGCGGCGACGTGGAAGTGGTCGACGACGGGGCCGGAGGCTACGACCTCCAATGGTCCGAAAAATTTTACGTGTTCTCTCACCGAACCGGGCTCAAGGCGATCGACATCCCGATCGGATCGTTGTCGTTTGGTTCGACGAGCGAGATCCGTTCGCTCTACGTGATCCCGTCATCATGGCCTTTGGTAGACGAGACCCTCGCGCTTCAAGAGTCGGCGACGCCGCCCTCGGGCGCGCTGATCCTCGGTCTCTATAACGGCAACAATCAAGAGGTGAAGTTCGTTCAATCGCGGTTCGCGGACGGGGCGGGCGGCGTGGCATTCCCCGACGACTCGGTCATCGTTGTGGAGCATGGCGCGGACGCCGCCGAGAACGGCGTGAAGCTCCTCGAAGCATACGCGGCGGCGAAGCTCCTCACGCCCGCGGGCAAGTCGCTGGGCGCGAACAACCGAGCACAGGTCTTGATCCCTTACGGGGTCTATGATCTGGAAAGTGCGACCCTCAACCTCGACACCGACTATGTCGATCTGTACGGACTTTGCCCCGGTGCCGCGCGCACCTTTGGCGGTTCCACGTTCAAGACCGGCGCCTATATCATGGGGATCGGCGCATCGGTGCTGAACCAAACCGTCGAAGACGTGCGCCTCTCGAACATAACCGTCGAGCAGGGGACGCCGTCCGCGACGTGCTTCATGATCAACGTGGCTTCTTACGCCGCGGCGTCGCGGTATCAAGGGCTCGTCTTCACGTCGGGCGCGTCGCCGAATCCGGTCGCCGTTCAGTCGGACACGGTCGGAAGGATCGATGGGTTCTGGCAAGATTGCGTCGCGGATATCCCCGGCTTTATCTGGCAAACCAACACGGCGGGGACGTTCTTCCGGTGCGTTGGACAGGCGGGAAGTTTCGCGGGCAACTCGGACACGGGGACCGAGGTCGACGTCGCGTTTACTGGGTACGCGCAGGATTGTTTCGCGGGGCTCGGGTCGTTCGGCGCTACGATGGGCGGAGGGAACGCCACGTTCGCCGGATATGCCGTGCGGTGTCAGGTGTCGTCGAGTGGGTTCGGTTCGAGTTTCAACGGCGCGGGCAGTTACAGCGTGTTGTGTGGCGGCTTCCTCGACGACTGCGACAACGGCTCGACGGGTGGTTCGGGTTCGTTCGGCTACTGCGACAACGGCTCGGCGGAGTGCAGCGCAACGATCCGGCGTTGTCGGAGCGGAAGCTCATCGTTCGGTGCCGCCAACGTGGGCAACGGCACATTCTCAGGCGAC